TCCTCGCAGACATTTGATCACGACGAGCTGATCGAGTACAACAAGCGTAATATTACCCTTGTGGTTCGCGATATGCGGTCAACGGAGGTGAAGAACAAGAATGCGGAAATTTGTTTTGCGTACGGATGCCAGTGGGTTGCTATGAATTATGGGTCGCTGGACAATGCGATGGAAGTCTATACCGGTCAGTTCGCCACATCTTCGTTTGCGATCAAGCCCGACCCCCTGCGTTACAAGCCAGTCACGTACAAGAAGCCCGAGAAGCAGAGTGCCGGCGTGTCGTTCCAGCCAAAGCAGATTACTTCACCAATGTACGATTTCACAATAAAGTCTAACCAGTGAATAAATAGACATGGAAGGTGGACGCTCAGCATGGTTAAAAGCCGTTATGGCCGCAAAGAAGCCGGGCATGTCGCTCGGCGACGCGATGAAGGCGGCTAAGAAGACATACAAGAAGGGCAAGACGGGTGGTACGCTGATGGATAAGATGGGTCCGATGGGTGGTCGTCGTCGTCGTGGAACCCGCAAGGCGAAGGTCGGCGGAGTTGCGTACGGATTCACGGGCGGCCCGTACACTGACTCTCAGTTGACGGATGGTGCCGGTCGGTTTCCGTCCATGCCTGACGCCACGTGGAAGGGTCCTTCGGAGCTGCTGGGCGGTCGTCGTCGTCGTCGTCTTTCCAAGAAGGAGAAGAAGGCTCTGAAGGCCCTGAAGGGAGGTGATGGCTCCCAGCTCGCCCCTGTATCTCCTGATGGAAAGCCTGCTGACCTGCCCTACGCCGAGCCTTCGGTTGCCCCCGCGTCATCCCAGTCGTCGGGACCGGTCGGCCCGGCAGATGAGGACGCCAAGAGCGGTCCTGCGGGTGTTGGCGGACGTCGCGGTCGTCGCAGCCGCCGCTCCAAGAAGCTGGGTCGTGGCTACTATTAAAGGATTAAAGGGTGGAATAGATATTCCGAACATCGTTTTCAATAGGAAACCGCGGGAAGTGTGTGTATGTTCCACCAATAAAACACGATAAGAATCCCCATTCGTGGGAAAAAGAAGGAACGTAGACTTTGTCGAAGACAGGGTCCACCTTGAAGCATCCCTTCATAGTTTGTTTGCAGTTTGCGATGAATGCCCAGCACGGGTGATCATTACAAAGTGAAACTGGGCCTACATGCGCAGTCACAATCGCGTGGGTATCGAGAACGCGGGGAAGGTTGCACAGGATATCAATGTACAGTGCCTCCATCCCGTCTCCGTCTGGATCGGGAAGATCAATAATCACACCGTCATACTTCTGGTCTGTAGACGCCACGTAGGCAAGAGCATCGCCAAAAATAAGATTCGTTCGCGGATCCACCAGAGAGCCTATGTTTTCAGGTAGATTTGTCTTGGCGAACTCCACGAACTCCCGATCCCAGTCGACTATTGTAATGCTGGTAGTGGTCGGGGATAAGTATAGGTTTCGGGCTGCGAGTCCGTCGCCGCCCCCCAGAATCAGGATTCGACGAGACTGTTGAAACATTGGAGTCGTCAACAGGTAGTGATACCGGTGCTCGTCCAGCGTCGAGTACTGAACTTCCCCGTCCATGATCAGCATTGTCCCGTGGTTTAGAGTTCTTACATATTGGACATGGCTCTTGGACGTCTGAAAGTCGTGAAGTACAGCAGATACATCGTACGTCACTGTCTGTCCGTACTGGCTTTTTTCCGACATTGCTGCTGAAGAGGATAGCACAATTCTTCCAGACGTGTGGGACGTTGCTCGTCGTAGTAGTTTTTATTCTTTGATCGGGCTGTGAGTAAGTGCCTTCCATGAGATAGGGAAATGGGGTTCGAGGAGTTCAACAATAGCACGGGCGTATGCCTGGATTTCCCTCTGTGCTCCTGGATCCGTTCTGAGGAGAACGAGGCGGGAATATGCAGCCAACGACCCAGTTTCCACAAATTCCGTATACATTCCTTGTGGAAGAACACTCCGCGCAATCTCGGGAGCCACGTTGTGTTCTAGGAGATGCTCGTAAAAGTGGACCATCCCATCACAGTGCTCCTTAATTTCGGCAGAGAGGAGGATGGAGTTTTCTACAGGGGTTTCCTTGCTCCCCTGTTTCAACTTGGGATCACGGGCACGTAGATCTTCGGGGGAAGGCGTCCATACTTCAGCCTTGAAATCCACGTAGCGACGAGACACTTCGTTACGGGCAAACCCGATCTGGTGACGAAACCATTCACGCGCCACAAAGATCGGCATCTTGATCCGCAGCCTAATCTGGGGATGAAAAAAGGGACTATTGTGATTGTGCTTCGCAAGATAGTTGATCAGCTTCTCGTCATTTGCAGAGAATTCAGTTGACTCCTTTGCAAACGATACACGGGCGGCATTGACGACGGTGAGATCCGCGCCAAACACGTCCAGGACCTGAATACTTCCAATACCGTCAGAGGCCTTCCAGGACATTCTATTGTCTATATACTCAATCTACTCGTAATTAATTTTGGACGAGTTAAGTAATACGTATTGGTATGAAGCATATAACTCTTACTCCAAAAGAAGAAGCATACCTGATCTCCTATATTGCAATCTACTACAACTGCGATAAACGAACATGTTGGAGACAGATCGGAGAAATCATTACAAAATACGGACGACGTACAACTAAGGTTGTGTACCGAGGACACCGTAAACGAGATAGCACTATAAAACATACAACTCCATTCATTTCTACAACCCCGAATAAACGTATGGCTGAATTATTCGTTGAAAAGATTGAGAATTTAGCTGTTGGACATTTATTCACGATCCATCTCAAAAACGCTCTGTGTTTGAGCACGCGAGATATCCAATATACATTCACAGATGAAGTAAAGGAGGAACTGCGTAAAATAAACAGGGATAGACCGATTCAAAAACGAGGAAAAACATACACTCTGGATGAATTTTTCCCCCAAATTAAAGGACTCATTCAGGAGTTAGTGTTTACCGACGAGGAGCAGAATGGAGAGGAAATATTGGTATTGACTGGAGGAACATTCTATAAGGATTCGTCTATGAAAACAAGGGGATTCAGTCCCGTGAATGCGAATGATTTCAAAACATGGTATTCATTTCCGACTCATAAAAAAACCCGAAAGCATTCCATGAAATCTACCACATACTGATATCGTCAATCTTGCACTCGCCCTCGGGTTCGGCATTGGCCTTATCCACCCGACTCTTAATCTGCTCACGGTAATCCACGAACGCCTCTTCCTCATTGCCTTCGGGCAGGCGCGTCTCGTCCAGCAGAATGTCCACGAAGCCCGTACCGCACGGGGGCTTCTGACCGAACATGATGTTCGCGGACACACCCTTCATCGGATCAAACTCGGCAGCGACGGCGGCATTGAACAGAATCTTCGACGTCTCCTCGAACGACGACTTGGCCAGGACACCGTTGTCGTGCTTGCCCATACCGAACCGATTCACGCTGAGTAGACGGCCCTGGTACGTCATGGAGTCCAGGAGCACACTCATGTGATGATAGTTCACGTACGCCTCCTCAAACTGCTCTGCGAATTCATTGCACGTGGCCTGACGAGCGGCCTCAATGCCGAACACGTCCAGAACCTCGTAAATATGGTTGCTGAAACTGCGGGTCGTGTCCACGCTCTCGTGGCCCAGCAGCTCAAACAGGTTGGCGCCTTCCACGTCCAAGACGTGCTGCTTCTTGGAGATGTAGCCGTTCACGGTATCGTCCCAGATCATCTCCTTGTTGACCTCGCGAACGAATACGCGGCCCACACCTTCGACGCCCGAGACGACAACGTCGAGAACACGCTCCTCCAGGAATCGGAGAGTGAGAAGATTCTTGACGGCGTCCTCGGGGAACACGATCCGCATCACCAGCTTCTCGGAATTGGAATCGGAGTACACGCACTGAAGGATGTGGAGACCCGCAGCACCCAGCTTGTCCTGGACTAGAACCATATCCTGGATATTACGAGCCGCCAACTCCGTGTCGTCAAACTCTAGGCGCATCACCCACTTGGAAGCACATTCGGTCTTACCGGTGGAGAAGCGCTGGTACGTCTGCAGGATCTCGCGGTCATCAGCCACCACGGACTCAGTGGTGAGGGGGAACGGATCATAGTACATCCGCACAGACTTGGTGATGTCGCGCACAGTGGTCTGCTGGATCTCGCGCTTCATCATGATGGCCTGTTCGTAACTGTCTGCCGTGGGGTCGGACTTCAAGTACACGAAGTTCAGAGGCTTCTTGGGATTGCGGGGAATATCCAGGAGTTCCTGAATACGGGGCAGACCCTGGGTCGCGCCGGCCTTGACTGTACCGGCCGAGTGGAAGGTATTCAGAGTCAACTGCGTCGTCGGCTCACCGATGGACTGGGCAGCGAGGGCACCCACCATTTCGCCAGGATGGACCTGGCTCTTGATGTAGCGGAAGCGGATCTCGCGAATCAGTTCGTCAAAGATCGCCTTGGTGAAGCGATGGTCGAGAATGCACTTGCGAGGAGCCAGGTAGAACCGCAGGAGACAGTGGAAGACTCGGTTAGGGGCAATCCACGGCTGCTTCATCAACTTGGTGAGTTCGTCAATGATATACTGCGGCGTCAGATCGGTCTTGGTCGAGTAGGGGTTGCGATACTTCTGGATCATCCGCTTGAGATGGACCGGAGACAGGACCTCTGACTTGTTGGTCATCAAGAACACGTGCTTGACCATCATTTCGCGATCGGAAATGAGTTCATCCACCAGGTCGGGGGCTTCGGTAATGGTCTCCGTCATGAACGGAGCAAGTTCCTCTACCGAGAGAGCATAGTTCTTGTAAATGTCTTCCAGCGTCATCTGACCCAGGTTGATGGGCTGGGACTCGACGCACGTAGAATCAATACCGTCCTCGCCGTACCGGTACTGAATGATGGTCCCGGCATTGTTGCGGACGGTTCCATCATGTTCTACGCGCATATCCTCCATCGTCTTCATCATACGGCGCTGAATATAGCCTGTATCGGACGTCTTGACGGCGGTATCAATGAGACCCTCGCGCCCACCCATGGCGTGGAAGAAGTACTCGGCGGGACGCAGACCCTGGACGAACGAGGACTCCACAAAGCCACGGGACTCGGCGCCATCATCAAACTTCGTGAAGTGAGGAAGTGTGCGATCCTGGAGAGTGAACTGGACACGCTTACTATCAATGATCTGCTGACCTAGGAGAGCAACCATCTGAGTAATGTTGAGATCGGAACCCTTGGCGCCAGACTCAACCATTTGGACTAGCCGATTGTCGCGAGGCAGAGTGTCCATCACCTTCTTGGAGATCTTTGCGGATACGTCCTTGAGTGCGCCCTGAATCTGGTTCTCCAACTCCTCTCCATCCGAGCGGCCGCTGTTGTTGAAGAACTTTCCGGCGTGGACGTCCGTGAGAATTTCCTGCACCCGCCGCCGACCTTCCGCCAACGTCGCGGCCACAAACTCCATCGTCTCCTTATTGGACTCCAGATCAGAAGCCCCCGTGGAGAAGCCAGTATGGAGATTGAACTTGGTGACTACAGATTGCACCTCGTTAATGAACTGACCGCACCGCTCGTGGCCGAAATCATTGAAGAGGACGTGGAGCACACCTTCCGACGGGGTGTTGAACGCACCCTTCTTCAGCAGTCCCTTTTTGAGAACACCTTCTTCAATCGTCACGCGCTCGTTGAAATTCATGAGTGGGAAGGTGGCGGAGATCACGTCCATACCCGTATGGTCCTCGCCCGTCTTCTTGAATGCGGACAGAGGACGCCGAAGCTTGGCCATGATGTTCATCACCGCATGTTCGGGGATCCGAACCCTCGGATTGGAGATGCGGAAGGCGCCGGTAAGAGTGTCCTGCACCATCTGAATGATAGGGGCATTGGTGCGGGGACTGATAATGAGACGCAGGACGCTCGCCAGTTGGAGCAGTTCGGTCTCGGCCGCTACCGACTGAGGGAGGTGGAGATTCATCTCGTCGCCGTCAAAGTCGGCGTTATACGGCTTGGTGGCCGAGACGTTCAGGCGGAACGTGGAGCCGGGTAGAACCTTGACGCGATGGCATTCCATGGAACCCTTGTGCAGCGATGGCTGACGATTGAATAGCACATAGTCGCCATCCACCATGTGACGGTGAACGATATCGCCCTCGTGCAGATCAATCAGGTCGGTGTTCACGTACTTCAAGGAGATCGGACGACCGACCTCCTTCAGGAACACGGTCTTGGCTCCAGGGTACTTCACGCCGTTCTTGACCGCGGCCATCAGCCGATCGCGGTTGTACGGCGTCACGATCTCGGGCTTCGTGAGATTCGATGCAATCTCTTCCGGGACACCTAGTTCGTCCACATCAATGTTCGCATCGGGGGTAATCACTGAACGGGCAGAGAAGTCTACTCGCTTCCCCATCAAGTTACCGCGCACACGACCCGTCTTGGCTCCGAGACGGGACTTCAGAGTCTTTAGGGGGCGACCAGAACGCTGGGCGGCCGGAGCCATGCCCTTGATATCGTTGTCCACGTAGGTCGCAACATCAAACTCCAGCAGCTGCGTCCGCTTCTCAATGATGTCCCGGCTCTGACCACGATCAATCTGTTCGCGGAGAATCTGGTTGCTGCGCACAATATCAATGAGCTTGTGAGACAGATCATCGTCCATGCGCTGGTTGTCCTCCATCATCACCGGAGGACGGACGGTGAGCGGGGGAACGGCAAGAACTGTGCACACCATCCACGCAGGATGGGAGTACTTCGTATCAAAGCCGAGGATCTTCACCGTGTTGTCGGTGAACCGCTGGAAGCAGCGGAGAACCATCTCGGGCTGGAGAGGGACCGTGTCGTCGGATCCCAGCATCTTGCCCTGGAGAGTGCACACGGTCCCCTGAATCTTCTCCACCTTCTTGAGAACCTGAGTCCCGCAGGTCCCACATACGCCAGGCCTGTTCTTGAAGGCCTTCGTGATATAGTCTACAGACCGGCTGCGAAGGTCCGAAAGACGATCCATACCCTTCAACTCGGAGTTTAGGAACACCTCCTCGGAGAAGTTGTCGTGGCCCGCGATGTAGAGAGTGGAGCAGTTAATGCATACGCAGTTCAGGACCTTGATCGTGTAATCTAGGAACTGGTAGAGGTATACCGGACGAGCCAGCGTAATGTGACCGAAATGGCCCTGGCATTGTAGGTTCGTGTGCTTGCAGGTGGGGCAAACCTTCCCGCTCTCGATTACACCCAGACGAGCATCAAATACCCCACCAGGAACGGGATTGTTTCCCTGGTGGGTCTTGTCGGTCGTGATTTCCACCACCGAACGGCGGAGGATTTCCTCGGGGGAGGTAATACCGAACTGGATACCCACGATCGACATTGTATTCTTATTAGACTATCCCGTAATATCTTTAGCGATCCGTTCTGAGCGAATATTTCCGAGTTGAGTATAACGATCGGGATGTACCTCTACAAAACTCGGCTGACGGAAGCTCAAATTGAAGCATACGAACAACCCGAAGGAACTCGCAACCCCGAGTGCGGTGGAGGAATTAACTGTGCATTCTGCGCCCTCAAGATGCTCGATGTCTACAATAAAGAGTTTGCCGAACAAGGAAGCAGTATGTGCATTCCCCGTTATAGGGCTGGAGATATCATAAGAACCGACGAACACATTGCCGTCATTCAGAAGATTATAAAGGACGTATACGATGAAGACCGCGTATTCGATATTCGACATTTTCCGGGAATCCCGAACGAAATTCTTACAATCATCGCGTCTGAACTAGGTCCTTCTGAGGCGTGTTATTTGGTGTACGGAAACTCGGCACCAGCCAAAGGAACTCACGCAGTTGTTTTGCGGCGGGCGGACGACGGAACACTCGAAATGATTGATCCTCAGCGCGGGCGGAAGGATGAAGGAACCCGGTACGGAATCACGGGAAAATACGCCAAAGAGCTGGATGATCTTGGCGGACGCGTTGACGTCACAGATAACTATTATCGGGTGCGGGGGGATAAGGCGATTGCGTTTGCGATGAAAGCGCAGTCGGTTGCGTTCGGGTACTGGGCAACGATGGAAGAATTTGAGGCAGAGTTCGCTAAGAATCCGGCGGTGTTTACTATCGGAACACTATTGATTGATTCTATGATCAAGACTACCAAGATGGAGTTGGATGAACCTGCTCCTCCCCAAAGTATGAAGATGGAGGTTGAGGGTGGCGGAAATACCATACCTGTAACACCTTCTCGCGTGTTAACGGTAGAGGGGCGTCTCGATTCAAAAAAATTCAGTGACTTCATCATTAAAAGTCCTAGCGACGCAGAGACGGAGACCGAAGAGGCAGTTGCTATACATGACACCGAACTCGCAAGTCCAGATTTTTCAGAACTGTACGCGATGCTTTCTGACGTCATTGCATATCCTCCCGATAAGGACGGAAATGCGATCGTGAAATATCTTTTTATTCAGGAGGAGGACAGTGATTCGGAGTTGGAATTGGAAGAAGAAGAAGAAGATGAGGAGGAGGAAGAGGATATGAAGGGAGGGGTGAAAACAGTGGACAAGAAAAAACAGGGGGTGAAAGCACCCGCTGCTCCTAAAACAAACAAAGCAAAGGAAGCAGCTCAAGCTCGAAGTAGAGCGAGCAGGGCTACAAAAGCCCAGGTGAAACGTACCGGTCCTCCTCCAAAAACCAGTGATGAACTAAAAGCTGAATACCGGAAACTTATGGAAACATACGCCGCTAAGATGGCCCCCTTCCGCATGACGCTTCTTGGTAATGGACCTCCGTACACAACTGTTTTGGATATCGTGAATGCTACTCAGTTTATGATGAAGAGCCCAGCTTTTTTAGAACTTCCTAGAACGATCGATCAAAACACTCCGGGTTGGGAAAATCCGGGAGCGGGAAAGCAGTGTATCGCTACAGGAAAAGGTAAAGAGCAACGACCCTTGTGTTGGCTGTGTGGAAACAGGACAGGAGTCTTTGGAACTAAAGATGGAAAATCGACTAGTTGGGACAAAACACTCTACATGTGTGACCCACGCAACAATCGGTTTGATTGTGAGCATGTTCTACCAGCACAACTCATGAAATTTTTTGGGGTTATTTATAGCAAGTTTAACGAAGGAAACACTACGGAAAAACAAAAGTCTATTCGAGATCTCCTCTATGATGGATCGTGTAGTTCATGCAACAATGCGAAATCAGATGGAACGTATATACTGGGTACGCAAGGCGAAGATGGAAAAATTGTTGTTAGGCCAAACAGGGTTAATATTCTGGTAGACATCATTACGTTTGCGATGAAGGTAACCACAACGAAAACGACAAAGAATAAAACAACAGTTCCACCGTGTGCAAACGGAAGCCCTCCTATAACGTTTCCTATTGAGGTGAAAAGAGACAGATCAACAGGATGGTTCACCTCCATTGTTACTTCGGCAGTTGGTGATAAGAAATCATATCCAAATCTTGTCCGTGCTCTACTAGGAGAGTCTCTCTCGGGAACTAACAATGTATATCTGCGTGCAGACTATGTAAACACACGAGCAAGAAATGGCGATTTTTCACCAATCGCAAACCAGAAACCAGATACAACTGCTCGTTATGATTCACGGACACGGGAACAGGGGTCGCGCAATGCTCTTATTTCATTGCGAACTGCAGGTCTAAAGGATGAACTAGAAACGAGAATAACTGATCCTGCACGTAAACTTATATCTTCTAAATTAACGAGTGTACCGGTTCGGTTGGACGGAACTACGCCTCAAGTGGAAATTAAAGAGGCAAATATACCTGCAACAACCGCCGCGAAGGCTGCCGCAGACAGGGGGTTTCCAGTTACAATTAAGCTACCCGCTACAATTGATTGGATCCTATCTCGCTATGTGGCTATCTTCAACCGAATGAAGGTACTGTGCGACAAGTTAAATGCGGATAGGTCATTTAGCGATGATTGGCTGCTTCGTTTGGATAAACTGTCTAAAGAGCCCGTTATTTCTATGGACGAATATGTAGACGTACGACTCCGTCAGGAAAAGAACAAACCATCTGGAACCGAAGTGAAAGACGATTATCAATATGAAGACGAAGCAGAGGGTCAGTCTGATCCGATATACGAAGATAGCGAAATGGTTGGGCAACAATATGATGATTCTAACTCAGTAGGGGGGCGCGTCGACATCTCCGTTCATCGGGGAGGTCGGCGTGTGGTAGATGTTGAACTTTAAGCATCAAGCGTCAAGCCGGAATCCGAGCAGCGTACGCAAGTTTGAACAGTTCAGGGTCGATCTTCACATCCACCACTTCCAGTGTCGTTTCCAGAAAGTCAATGAGGGCACCGTACTCCTTTCCCTCCTGGGCCAGAAACACCTTGAGCTCCTTGATCTTATGATCATCGAGCCAGTTCAGAAGAAGTCGGACCATGCGATCGTACACCAGTTTGTCCGTGTAAGTCACGGGTCTATTTTGTCGGGTGTACACCTCCAACTCCTGGAGGGGCGTCTGCGCCTGCATTTGTATCTGTTAGCAGAGGAACCTTTAAAGTTAAAGGATGCAGAGGCTCTTCCACGTAGACCGTGGTATGCTCTACCTGTCCGCAGATATCGGGGACATCAAAGTGTGCGATCTTACCAAACTTCTCGTTGCATTTGTTGCGAATATCCTTTGGAAGAAGAGTATTGGTATCTGATGCCTCGTTGATATCCTGCTTAATGTATTTCAGGAAGGTTCCACAATCTTTGCGACCAGCATAAGGAAGCACCACTTGTTCCTGTATCTTGCGAGAGATGTGGTCCCACTTGGTCGCCGAGTGTTTGTAATCGGACGCCAACGACGTCCAATTAAACTGTTCCTGAATCATCTTGATGATACCGATTCCAATTGATACCGAGCCGGTGACCATAGATGTTGTGATAGGTTCTATTTGTGAACTCGCAAGCGCAAGATTGACTATACCGACCAGAGAAATGGCGATATTGGTAGAGATATTCATCGCCGTGGACAGTTTGCTGTAGCGCGAATACGCATGCGTGTGCATCCAATTAAAACTTTTGGCTTGGTCGCACCAGTTTGCTAACATCGTATCAATTTGCGAAGTCCACTGCAGTCCAGGAGATGTATCTGGACTTTCGTCTTTCGTCGACATTCTTGTTCCTTATTGAGGTTTTACCGCATTGGAGTCCTCGGGAGTCTGCGTATCGTGGGGAGTGGGGAAGTAGGGAACATAGGACTTCCAGACCGTGAACGCAAATACTGCGAACCCGATTAGGCCAAGGAGAATAGAAGTCCACGAGATGCCGAACATTTATCTGTATACCCTAAAAGGATTTAAGGAATTCATACTCAATCATACGTGGGCGGGGATATCAAAGCCTGGTTAATGAGCGAGTCTTAAGATCTCGTGGAGTAATCCTCAGGGGTTCAAAACCCCTTCCCCGCAACCCTAACACCTGTAGTTCAGTGGTAGAATGCGACCCTTCCACGCACAGCGAAGGAGCTATGCGACGCAAGGTTGTGACCCGGGTTCGGTTCCCGGCGGGTGTATCTGGTTTGTTTTTTTGAACTCTAGACAGAGTCCAAAAAAACGAATAACGTTATGAGGCAAGATAAAGAGAGCACGAATGCCGCACATTTACGTTCTCGAACTGACCGAGAAAAACTACTTTATCGGCCGTTGTGAAGACACGGAAGATCTGAACGAGAAACTAGATAACCATTTCCTGCAGAAAGAAGAGATGCTGGACCGGTTCAAGAAGCCAATCGCTCTTCCTGTGGTTAAAGTGGATAAGATCATACGCGATATAACTCCGAAAGGCGAAACTGACTGTATTCTCGCGTATATCGAGTTATACGGAATGCTCAAGGTCAACACAAACCTGTACTGTTACCGATGCGGACACGTGGGACATTACAAGCGGAACTGTCTGGCTCGATGGCACAAGAACGACTTTGAACTGGAGGATTAGTAAGTTTAAATCTGTGTAAGACATAATATGTCGTTTTTTGGTAAGATTGCCGAGCAGGCAAAGGTAGCGGCCATGGCTCAGATTCCTGCGGCGATCGCAGCCAGTAAGGGTCCGATCATTGACGCGATCAAGACGTATATCCAGAAGAACCCTGACCAGGCAGATGTGATCAAGCGCAACCTCGCGGAGATTTCGGCGGGTGTACAGACTGCGGGAACTCGCAAGAAGCGTCGCGGAACACATAAGGCTGGTCGGCGATCTCGGTTGCTCCTGCGGAAGACGCGGGTAGGACGAGGATTGAAGATTCCCGAGACGTACAAGCCGTACGCAAACATTTTTCAGAAGCCGGAGTAATGATTAGTACCGCAGTGTGCCGTGTATCCCGGGATTATAGTTAGCAGGTGGGGGAAACGCCGCGTACTCTGCCCTGCGCACGGCCTCATACAGCTCATTCACTTTCTTACTTGCCGCTCGGTATTCCTCGTTAGTACCGGTCGCATTCACCCTCTGAAGCTCCTTCTGACCCTCCTCATAGTCGCTCTTGGCTTTCAGGTACGCATCGTGCTTCTCCTTACTAACGGGATCTACGCCGCCGCGCCTAGCCCTGCGAGTCTTGCGCGCGGTCTTCTTCAGTTTACGAGTCAGGCGTTTTCCACGACGAGCCATTTTCTTTAACGCAGACGAAACTTTACGCGCAGGCTTCTTCCCGCCCTTCACCCGACGCCTTCCACCATCTAGGTCCATCTGTGAAGGCCCTTCTGCTGCCGCGGCCGCTGCTGCTGCACGGTCCGCAGAACCCGCCCTGGCCTCTACCTCTTTCTGGTAGGCCTCGGCCTGCTCCATCGCCTGTTTCTTAGATAAGTCGGGATACCTTTCATACAAGTGCCGAGCCATGCTTTCTACTTCCTTTTGTCGCGCCGCCGCCGCATCAGACTTCGCTTTCTCATCGATTCTTCCCTGACGGTCAACGCCCTTATTCAGGATATCGTCGTACTTATTCCTATTATTCAGTTTCCGTTCGTAATCTGCGTCGGGTATTCCAAAAGGACCTTCGGAGCCTGGATCGATATATCCGAAAGAAAGGCGGTCCTGGTGAAATTTCCCGCTGCTCATCTGTCTTTACAATCAAACGAGATAATAATGGGTTCTCGCCAATCCAACACGTCATGGTGCTGGAGTCCCCGCCAACGGTGTCCTGAACATACTCCGCTCATCAAGAAAAAGACGTACGAAGAGATTGTGCAGGAGGAGATCGACAAAAAGTGGTGGGTGGAACATCGATGGTTATACGTGGAAGGCCGAGATCCCAATATTCTGGGGATCGGAGATTGCGATAGAACAGACAATCCAAAATAAACATGCGTTTGACTATTTTTAGTTGTAGAAGAATAAGAGAATGGCGAGCAGGCGGAAGACGAAAAATACGACTCGGAAACGTCGTCGTATGATTGGAGGAGACGAGAATGTCGAGTTATTGATGCGGGGTGTGAAATCTAGAAATTTAGGATGGGTCCGTCATGCACTGGATAGAGGAGCGGATATCGACGCGGTGGACAAGCATTATCAACAATCTGCGCTATTCTTTGCTAGTATGGATGGATACCTCGAGATTGTGAAAGAACTGCTGGACCGCGGAGCTAGCATGAACGCTAAGCCAAATACCTTCTCTTTTCCCACTCCCTTATTCCGCGCAAGTTGGAACGGACACACTGCCGTCGTGAAACTTTTAATAGAGAGAGGCGTTGATGTGAATGCAAAGACAAGCAACGGTGAGACAGCATTGCACTTTGCTATTGAAGAATATCATTCCGACATAGTAGAGATACTCATAAAGAATGGTGCTGATGTAAATGCGGTGATGAAGAAAGGAGAAGCGAAAAAGATTTATACTCCAATTCGTATGGCGGCTGTGGGCATTCCCATTGATCCTGGTAAGGTGGAACGTCAGGCCACGATTATTCGTCGACTTATGGGCAAGGGCGTAGACCCAACGAAGGCAGATGAGGACGGAAAAAGTGCATACGATGTTGCATCGCCTAAGGTTCGCAAGGTTATGGACGTACTAATACAGCGACTAAAAGAACGCGATATGGCATACCGAATCGGTGTGGATAAACTTGTTCCAAATATCGGTTGGCAAATTGCGAGATACTCGGGCGGTCGTAGAACTTGTAAGCAGAAGCAGAAGACAAATAGGAAGTAAAGTTCTCTAAAACGGATCGGTCGTTCCCCGTTCTTTTTGGTTGGTATACAGCAGCATAACAACCACAATGAACAATAACCCTGCATCCATTGCCTTTATCGACGATCTGATGACGAATCTCCTGGACCTTGAAGGGTTTGTTCGCATGGAGTATGAGAAGGACTTTCCCGACCTACTTCCTCCTCCTGCGACAAATCGCCCTCTCCCCCTCACTGACGAACAGATCAACGAAAAGGGTGAGGCGTTCTGGACCTACCCCCTGCGACTCAAGTATTACGAGGAGAAGTGCTACATAGCATTCGAGACCTGGAATCGTAAGTGTCTAGAACAGATGAACAATACCGATCTCAATCATCTCGGATGGATATGCGGGAAGATCGCGAGGGGCAAGCTGAAACTCATGGACGAAGAGTCAGGGGCATGCTTCGAGGCACACTCCTTCTTCTTCGATCAGAACAAGAATCTGGTCCTCACCAATCCCCGCTAGCTAAACCCCTAAACACTAAACTATTAAAACGGATCCGGTCCACCTCAGTCTTTTTCAGTCTCATAGAAACCAAAATGCCTTACCGTTATCGTCGTGCAAATAACTGGATGTGGGGGAAGCCGTGCACGTGCTGCCGTCAGTTTGAAGTTGATCAAGCCAAGAAGCAATATACTCGGACAAAGAGGGCTGCTCGTCGTGCAGAGCGTCCTCAGAATCCTCCGCCCGAGACGATTCAGACCACGACAGTTCCAACGTATCCCACTCTAAGTTCCATCATTGCCCGGCAGATGAATTACTATTACGGCTACGGGTCAACGTACGGCCGTCCCACACACGATCTGTACGGCTGCATGATCGGTCACGACAGCTATGATCCGTGGAACAAGACGCGCGCGGAGTGGTAAAAACGGATCAGTGACGTCCAGTTCTTTTTGGTTAGCATACAAGGATGTCCAATATTGAATCAATTACAAACTTCTTCTCATATGACCAGGATCACACTACAAATTACGGGATTGTAGATCATCGGGGAACTATGTACGGGTTTATCCAGCTAGAAGATGAATCTGGAAAGATACATCCTATCGATGAATATCTAACAAACAACAGTATGTGGTTTATCCACAAGTTTACCGAAGAAACAAACGATGGCACATCTCAGAAGATGGCATTCATTGATAATTGGGGGAACCTGTGGTCAAGCCAATATGTTCATTTCCAGTCAGCCGCAAGCCAGCGTCCAAGCATACTTCGCATAATTAAGTCGGGAGATAGGATCCCATTGACCGATAAATGCATAGAGAAACTGAAGTCTGGCGAGTGGATTATATCCACCGGCTTAGGTGGTCGCAACACAATCGAAGGTGTATACACTGTATTTACGACGTATGTCTCTATGTTCCGACAGATCCAGTAGATAAAAACGAATCCCGCACCACCCAGTCTTTTTCAGTACCATACCAAGATGTCTCAGGATAGCTATGAAAAGTGCGATATGTGTAGCGAGTCAAAGATTCAAGATGTCGTGGTCTACTGTTCCAAATGCCAGGAAAACGTATGCGAAGTCTGTAACAGCGAATATCCAGAATCGTTTGATTGTGGAGATTCGCAGGACTGGTTCTGTCGGAGGTGTGTTCAGGAGAATCCACAGCTGCTAGAGAGGAGGAAGTGTAAGAATTATGATATTTGTGGAGCGGAGATGCTTTCTGTATCAATGGACAAAATTCCAGGTCAGAACATGTGTTTCGAGTGCTGGGCATATCGTGGCGAACTCAAAAAGACGTCTAGTCCTGAAGAGTGCCCTGTGTGTATGGACGAGAAACTGCTTGTCGAACTCTCATGCCATGAGACACACAAGATTTGTCTAGAATGCCTGGATAAGACCAATGAGTCTAAGCACGTTACCAATTGCCCCCTCTGCCGAAAGTCTATCGGTAATTTTAAACTGATTCCAACGTAAAACGAATACTCCTCAACCCAGTCTTTTTCAGTAGTATAATCATGTCGTACGAGGAGAAGCTTGAGCGAGTGAAGCAGCGTATCCTGGAGAATGTGGTCAGCATTGTAAAGGGATGGTATGAGGGTGCATACTTCCACTTCCAGATTTCAGATCCCCACTCGGTTTGGGAGTTGTACATTGATGAATTCAAGAATGAATTCGGGTCACTCGTGACTAAGGATGTGGAAACACAGCTGGTAAGTGCTGGAGCTGCACTAGGATTTGCTGTTCGAGCACATGAGAGCACGAGTGTAAAATTTAACAGTAAGAAACTTGTAGATTTCGTACATACATTTGTTACGATTCAGTTCGACGACTTCGATAACTGGTGCGGAGATATTATGATGGCAATGGCAGAACAAGGTGATGTGGTTGAGAAGGTAACAGACGATCCTAAGTAAAACGAATCAACTTGGCCCAAACCTTTTTGAACTTCATACAATGTCCGCTCCAATCCAGGCCTTTCTCGCCTCCTACCGTATCCCTTCCACCAACATCTATGCCGTTCCCCCCGATATCTTTCGCAAGTTGGACATCAAGACCTGGAAGTACAATCGTCCTCCCACCGAACCTCGTATCTCCGAGATCCGTGAGTGGAACGCCCAGTTCAATCGCATGGACGGGGTCCTGAACCTCGCATACATCCCCGGCGAGGGTCTGGTATGTTTCGAGGGCAACCACCGTCGTCTCGCTCTCAAGGATCTGGACCGCCCGATCACCGTCCTCGTCGACATCCTGTGGGATGTGACCGATGAGGTCGTCATGCACGAGTTCCGCCGGATAAACAAGTCCGTCAGCGTCCCGGATCTCTACGTCGTGGAGACCGAGAGCAGTCTGAAGGTGGAGATTGAGGACTTTGTGTCGGCATTTCGAAAGAAGTATCCGTCGCACGAGACGGCGTCCGAGCGTCCGCAGCG